CAAGGGTTGAGGGATACTATCGGATCGTCCGAAGGGGTTACTGTAGATGCGCTGCAAATTCGTCTTGCGACCCTCCCACCCTTGTCCAGACGTGCCAATACACTCCAACGACTTGAGTCTTTCCCCTCTGAAGCTGCGACTGTGGGCAATGATCCATATGCGGTCCCGTTGGTGAGTGGCACCAAGGTGGGAAGCTGGGATACAATGCCATTCTGCATCATACCCGACCTCATGGAGGTCTTGAAGCACTTGGTCCAATCCTCTATTGCGAAGGGCTGAGACGTTTTCAATGATGACTCCTTTTGGTTTGATTTCTTGGATAAGCCTCTTGTAGTGCTTCCAATAACCAGAACGTTCTCCTTCTATACCAGCACCTTTACCAGCCAAGGAGATGTCTTGACAAGGGAACCCACCAGTGATCACATCAACCTTGGTAAAGACTGTCAGTCCATCCAAGTCATCATGCAAGATACCACCTTCAAGGTAGACAAGGTTTGCAATATCAGAGAACTTAGGTACACTAGGCCAATGCTTGTTTAGCACAGACTGGCATTTCTTATCCCACTCACAGAAAGCAACTGTCTCGTACAATCCTGTTTTTTCCAGACCATACGAGAAGCCACCAATACCAGAGAACAAATCCAAGACCTTTAGTTTACCCATAGATTTCTTGTAGCCTCTTCATAGATACAAACTCTGGTTCATAGACACCGTGATCAAGTTCTCGTTTGATAACTACCCCCTTCCACCATTCAGTATTTGCCTGACCAGCCCAAGACTCTTCAGCACCCTTAAAGCAACCAGCTACAAGACCAATGATCGGTCGAGGATGGGCAGAGTCCTTGAAGTACAGACTACGCTTATGGCTATGACCACAAGTAGAACTATGGTTCCTATTAGAGATGATGCTATAGGCATGGTGCATCCCTGATGTAGCTGTACCATAGTTACCAGAACTAAAGTAGTGAGAATAAGATACACCATCATAGTCAGCTACAGCAGGTGCTGAGTTATGGTACTCATGGTACTCATCAAACCAGTGATCAGTCTGTAGGTGTTTGAACGAGATGCCAAACTTGGAACCCTCTAGTCGGGGGTCTTGTGCTATGGCCTTCTTGATCCTGTTCTCATGATTACCCTCAAACCCAATGTATGCAGGTCGCTTACGTTTGTTATGACGTATCTTCCAGCGCATACGTTCCATCGCATCATTGTAGTGTTCGATGTCTGCTTGGTAGGACTGAGACACAATGGCTTGAGGGTATCGTGTGTCGTAGGTGTTAAGGGATCGCATATCTGCACCATCCCCCAAGTCAACTACATAGTCAGGCTTGAGGTCATACAAGAACTCACCCAACCAAGTAAACCTCTCATTACCTACAGAAGGGTCCGTGTGGGCACAAGAGAACACTACGGCTGTTTTACCTGTCATACGAAGATCACCTTTGGTTCTACGCTCTTGTAGAAGTGGTTGACAATATCATAAGCCTCATTGAAGTCTGCAAACCACAAGGCAGTGTCCGATAGGTCAGTCTCATCGTTCACAAGACACTTGACCTCCAAGAACCATTCACACCGATCAGGAACATCCTCATCGTCTGGGATACTATCACGATGGATAGGGCCTTCATTGACATGGAAGATAGTGATCTTGGTCATCCCCAAGTCAGACATACGATCTTCAATCTCGTCGTCGATCCTCTGTTCTTGGAGTAGAAGGTAATCGTCAGAGACCTTTTCGAATGCCCGATCAGACAATCTCCCAAACAAGGCTCCAAAGGTAAAGAAGATGTAGTCTTTCATTCATTGATCCATTCTGTAGGGATTACTTTATCAGACCTGCCTTCAGTGAGGTAGATTATGGCATTTTGCAGGCTGTCAATAGAGTCTTGAAACAAGCCAAGGGCACGGTTACAGTTATTACACAACACACCACGAACCTCTCCGCTAACGTGGCAGTGGTCTATGCACTTACCCCTGCGTCCAGTTCCAGAGGCATCAAGGGGACTTTTGCAAACCTCACACGCAATCACGGAATCCAAATACTCTTGAGTAACACCATACAAGGTAAGAAGCCTTTTATCCTTGCACCTCTTTTTAGCTCGGTCCGTCCTTCCATACTCTAGAGTTCTCACCCTCTGGCACTCAACACAATGCCGGGAGACGACATACCGCCTATCAACATGTCCGTGCGCGCAAGGGTTCCCTGTAAAGTAATGCTTTAAGTTTTGCTCACGTGCTTCTTGCAAAGTGATAATTCTCATTCCTCTAACCAACCCCTTGGTATTGTTTTGTCACTCCATTTGAACCCGTACTGGTCACACCAAGTAGAGTATGTAGTTTTAGAGCCTTTATAGAGTTTGGCCCTAGCATTAGAGAAGACGAACCTGATGTCTAACTCTGGGTGCTGCTTCTGGATCAGAAGATGTTTCTTACGATCCTCTGTCTTGAACAAACCCTTAGTCTCTATGATTATCCCATTAGGAAGCTGGAAGTCTACAGTGTACTTACGAGTTTCTGCTAGTTCGTAGGGAACCTTTAGTTTCTCGTATTGGTAGGAGACTCCAGCTTCCTCTAGTTGTTTGGCAACCTTCTCCTCAAGGCCAGAGCGATAACCATTCTTGATGGCCCTTGCTCTTACGTTGCTTACTCTGGCGGCTGCCACATCTGCCCCTCTTCCCTACGCAACCACAAGAGCCTAGCGTTCTCTAAGACACGCCCCTCGTCACCATCGTAGGCTTTAACTACAGCCTCATACAGTTCTTTCTCATCAGTCAGCCCTTCCAAAAGTTTATCTGCTTTCACAGGACCAACTCGAAGCAAACCTTTAATGTTATCGGCTGCATCACCAGTGAGGATTTGCTTATAGAAGAACTTGGTACCATCAGCAGGTTCAACAAAGGTCCAGTCACCCTTTACGAAGTTGAAGTGCCAACAGGGTATCTGTAGCATATCTTTGTCGATAGACGCAACAACTGTCGTCTCGGGGTCATTCTTTGTAGCCTCAATAGCGATAGCATCATCTGCCTCTTGACCATTGATCACTACACCCCGATAGTTGTCTACCAAGTACTGCCTAGCAACAGGAAGCATATCAGGCTTAGGAGTTGACTTACGGTTACCTTTGTATTCAGCAGTCACAGCAATATCGTGACGAAAGTTATTCCTACCAGTCATATATGTTGTGTAGTCATCTCCATTAGAGAACACAAGAGTTTCTCCAATGATATAGTCCATAAGATCATCTATCTTGGACTCTACTTCCCAAGGATAACCCAAGTCACCTACAGAGAAGGCAGCCCTGTACCCAATAATATCTCCGTCTACGAGCAAGGTCTTTACTACATCTGGTTTACTCATGCACTAAGGCTTTCAAACTTGTCCCTCGCATTACAGCTTGATTTTTCCCAGACCGTCCTTTTCTTTTGTCCCCGTTTCGAATAATATACCCTTTTTTCTCAAGGGCTGAAAAACGGGCAGTCAAAGAACTGTAGGGGTAACTAGGGTATTTTGCTAAAACGTCGTCAGCGATACAACCCTCATCACCAAAATCTAGGATTGTTTTGTACACCAGCTTTTCTAGTTTGGTGGTATCAACAGACCCTGACGCATCTACGCTTGTCTCTGGGCTATTTTTTCTACGGAGTTTGTACGCTTCTGTTCCGAAGTTATCTTCCATCTGGTTCATCCTGTCGTATCTCCAACTAAGGCTTTCCAACTTACAGGATACAATCCCTGCATTACCTTGTTGATTTGTTGTGCTACAAGGCGTGTCTCGTACTGAGTGTCTTCTTTAAGTCGGAGAACACACATATTAGCAAAGGCGTCCATAGAACCTGACCAATACCACTCGGTATACATTGAAACAGGCAGAACCATCCGCGCTTGTTCTGGAGCAATACCAGATTCTAGGAGGTGTTGATACTCTAGGAGACACACTTGGTTGATATTAAAACCTTCTACCCCATCCGAGTACCAGTACCTATCAAAATGGTGACTTATTTCACCCTCAGACCCTTGCTTCTTATCCTTAGCCCTGCCCCGCCATACCTCAGGGATATAGAACTCTGGTTCACTATCGACATAACGACGGCTAATCTCATTCATACGCAGGTACTCATGCTTGACTAGCTGACGTGCTACGAAGATAGGTGCCTTGATATGAAAAGAGGCAAAGCAATGTCCGAAGGGGGAGTAGTGTTTGTGTTTGGCAAGGTATTGGATTAGTTTTTCATCACCACCTTTTAGTTTACCCAAGCACTCAACTGGTTGCTGGCAGCAATCATCTCCTAGTGGGCAATCCAGTACACTTTTCTTCCCGAAAGAAACCCTAGCCGCATTAACAACGCTAAGATCACTTCCCATATGATCAACGTATGTGGCTGTAATCACCGTGCAGTCACCACTTCTTCATTGTTGTCTTTAACAAACACGACTTGCTTGATGTAGGTATATCCTACGGCCCGTGTGAACTGCAAGATAATCTCTGCAAAGTCCCCAAGGTACTCTACTTCATTCTGAGCAACACACACCTCGTTGTCGATACCAACGTCAAGTTCGTGTTTAGCGTACAAAGATACTTGCATTTACTTTACCTTATTTGTTTCTGGACTTACTTTGGTCCCCCCTAGAACCGTATGATTAGCTCTAGGGGGTAGGTCAATAGTCTAGGCTTTACATATCCCAGACATCAGCAAACTCTGATTCAACCGCTGTGGCATTTTGTTCGTACTCTACCAGCTTGGTAATTGCGATAGCCTCAAGACGAAGACCAGCACCATCAGAGTACATATCAAAACGGACAATGGCTTCAGAACCATTGCCTACAAAGCCATCTTCCGACACCATCCAGTTCTTCTTATTGGTTGGATCACGAAGGTCGAGGACTTTAGGAAGTCCACCATAGTTCATCTCGGTGGTTCCACCTTTCTTGTTCTCGAAGACCTTCAGATTGTCTTTGTAGTTACGAGACAGTTTGATGTACTCACCGATACCAAGTTCCTGATCACCTTTCTTGATACGATCATGGCCCATAGGTTTCAGATCAAGACCAGCAGCAATCAACTTCTGTTTATCTTCTTCAGAAG